AGAAAAAGTATCATATTGGGATTTTTTATACTTTAGTATATTAGCTTCTACCTCTAATAATTTCGGAGACATGACTCCTAACAGTAAGAATATCAAAATAGCTATATGCTTTCAGATATTATTCAGTATCCTTTTTATAGGAGTTCTTGTTGATCATATTATAAAGTCAATAAATAGAGGAAATTGGTAAACTAACCCTATGCTACTTGTCTATTTATGTTTTATGGTAGAGTAACGAATCACGCCCCCATTTGGAAGCAGCACCATGCGCACCATTAATATACCACTTTCGCAACACATCAGACACACAGGTGTACTTGTCGCTTCGGATAATGTGGATAGATTGATTGTACCACTTCTCACAATCTGCAAGGAATCGGACATTATCAAGATGTCCAGAGCCTGTTTCGATATAATAGAGCTGCACATCTTCATACAGGCTCAACGCTATTTTACAAGCTACTGCGGATGTTACACCGCAAGAAAAACATGCTATCATCATTGATATATTGTTTTTTAATTAAATTTGCATCGTTGAATCCAATAAAAAAATCCGTTTATCAAAAACTGAATTGGATTTTAGAAATTTCGGTCTCTGTAAGCTCGCTTCTCTTCGGAGTCCGAGTGAGGAATACCAACCGTTGAAGCTAAAAGGGTGTAAGCAGCGCCTTGGCGAAGTTTGTGGGGTTCGAGTCCCCACCTCTGATAATTCTTACAAACCATATACTAAGCAGACCTCTAAAGTCTGCTTTTTCTTTTCCATTCATTTTGCTTATTTCTGATTTGATAATACGTTAATACTTATTTTTAAGTTAAAGGGCGCTCCAAATGAAGATTAAAGTGTCGAATTTTTGCTGGAATAGATACGCCTTTCGTTTTTATTGTTATTTTTGCGATTGTCGAATTTTAAAATTTCATTCATTATGTCAGCACTTATAAATGTTGCATCAAATCTATATATGCCTTCTAGTGATACCTTCGGTCTATACAATAAAGAAATTGTCCACAAGTTATTGGTAAACGTTCAATATGATTTTTCCATATCATTACAAAAGGCGGTGGATATGTCTATTATGTATATGATAGATTACCGTCCAGGAAACCCTCAGTGCTGTAAAATTCCAAATGGGTACTTAATATTTCTTAGTTCCAAAGAAGACGAATGGTGGAGATGGGTATATCAATTCTCACATGAATATTGTCATAGTCTAATAAACGGAGCATCTTCGGATGACATTTCTGGGCTTATTTGGTTTGAAGAGACTATGTGCGATCTCTCTTCAATTTACCAATTAAGAAATCTGATTGTTCTTTGCGATAAATCAGCAAATCCTCTGCTACGTGCTCATAAGATAGTTGCCAATCAGTGCCTAGCTGCGAATTTCGGAAAGCCTCAATATAACTGTCAGGAATATCTATTATCAGTGGCGGACCGACTTGCAGAATCTGAGTACCATCGGGAAATTTACTCAAATCTATCTGCAACGATGTTCCCCCTATTTGTTGAAAACCCTCATCTATGGAAGATAATTCTTCATTTTGGAGATATGCGTCAGTGGAATTGTTTGAAAGACCTATTTATTCATTTGCATCAGACAGCTGATGATAGCTATTCAGACTCACTAAAACAACTGGAGAATCTACTTTTTTCATAATGTTTTTTTTATTCTTCGGTTATATATCCTTGTTCAAAATATTCGCTATCATCTGCTCCACTATCGTTTATACGCCCGGCATGAAGATATCTAAGAGCATGGTCATAATCGCTGCCAATAGAAAGAGGTAATGGTTGTGTGTGCTCTATATCTTTTGTTTTGTACACACAACGTATCCCCTTTCCCGAAGATATAACAACCACTTCTACGCAATTTACTAATCCGATTAGCTATCTCTTTACACAGCTTCTCTTGGTTGGCGGTAAACTGCCCAGTTTTACTGTATTGCATAATCTATTCGTTTCTATTTTTTAATGAACAAAATTAGAACATGAAAAAAGGCTTCATAATAGAATATATCTATATAGAAGCCTCATTAATTGTAGCAAACCGTTTTATTTCTGGTTAGTACGCCTAAGTTCCACTATTTTATTTTCCACTTTCGAGATCAATTCATCATGCTTTTCTCCAATCTCTAACAACTTCTTTTTTATAATTTCATCATCATCTGAAGTAAGAACTGAATTATTTTTTAAAGTGTTTTCAATTCTCTTTATTTGCTCTAAAAATAGATCTTTGTTCATCTTTATAAATAACAATTCTTCCAACTGTTTTGATGAACCATTAGATGACACTACACTATAATCGTATTTCACTCTCATCTTCTTAAGCTCATTGCCATATTTATTCTCTATTGTTTTATTGGATATCTGCTTCCAAACCCGTTCATGACTTCCAGAGAAATCATCGGATGTATTATTCATTACCATGATTCTTGCCAATGTATAATAAGCATAGTAAATACGACTGATAAACTGCCCATGAAAATACCGTGGAGAGTCAAATATAAGACTACAAAAAGCAAGAAAATCTTTCACCTTATCTAATAATCCAAAATAGATAGTAGATGAAACTCCTCCATCATCAGCGCATGATGAGAAACAAAAAATAAAAACTAATAAACAAAGTATTCTAATCGTTTTTTTCATTTCTGTAAAATTTAAGACTAATCATATTGCAAATATATAAACAATAAATATTTTTCAACTCCTACATCTACATTTTTTTTGAATTAATTTATGCTGCCACTTTTCTTAATTCACGTAGCTTCCTGCTGACAGCTTCGCAAAGAACTCGCGCCATATTTACTTCGACCGCATTTCCTATGAATTTCTTTTGGTCGGCTTGTGTACCAATTAGCATATAATCTTCTGGGAATCCCATGATAAGCTTTAGTTCAAGTATCTTGAGCATCCGCATTAAGATGTCTACAATCTGATAGATAGCCATGAATTCTTTGATATTCTTTGTCATGGGACTATCATCCTCGAAGACTTCAATAAACACATTTCCGTAGGCATTTATCTTCACGAAATCCGGAGGTGGCGTTTCCGAACTAAACACTGTGTTTAGACTAACAAGGTAGGGAGGCCGCTTATCCATCCGGGCAATGAGGGTAAAGCATGGGTCGTTCACAGAGCTTCCGGGAGATATAAATTGCGGATTCATCAGGTAGTGCCATTTTCGGTTGGCAGTGATAACTGGTGCAGGGTCTTCAATCTGGCTGCCGATATTCCCGAAACTAGTATTCATTACCCATGGCCGGCAACTAACTAAATTATACTTCGGATTAGATGTTAAGGCTCCTAATGGTTGATTAATTCCGACCGGTTTACTTTGCCCAAACTGCTGGTCCATGAACCGACAGGTAGTTAGTGATAGCCGATCTTTTGTGAGTAGCGTTGGACATGGAGCATCAATATCTTTCCTTGCATCATTGAAATTGTACGAGCAAAGGAAACGTGGGCTCACGTAGTTGAATCTGTCTTTCGTTGGAACCGTAGAACATGGTTTATCTACCTGGCTTACATTGTCACCATTTCCGTAATACGCAGCGAGAAACTTAGCATTTATCAACGAATGGTTATCCTTACACTTGATGGTATGAGCCGGTCCGTCCACGGGTATATTCTTACTTTCCGGATGTCCGCTGAAATACTTAGAGAGAAAATGACAACCTACTTTCGCAAACCGATTATTGGTGGTAAGCACTCCACAAGGTTCATCAACTGATTTACAAGTATCTTGAGGACGGCAAGTATTGTATCTTGAAAGGAAATGTGCTTGCACGACTCCTAATCGTCCCTGACAACTCACAGTTGGACATGGTTCATCTATTCCAGGAGGAATGTGCTTTCCTGTCTTTCCATTGATTGAGTTGTATTTCAACAGCCATTTATCTTTTCCACCTGCAACAAACTTAATTAAGCCAGCATAAATACGTTCAAGAGTGTTCTCTGATAGCGGTTTCTTTCGGGTAAAGATACTAGTTCCTTCGTCTTCTAAATCCAACACATCTTTTACGGGCTTCCACTTTAATATGCTCCCGAACATATCTTGTTTTCCTTCTTTACAATGGGTAGGTTCCGGGAATACGATAGGTAAGCCTTTCTTACCAAAAACACCAAAGAATCGTTTTCGGCTAGTATATGCTCCGAAGTCGGCAGCGTTCAGAATACGGTGGTCGAAGTTATAACCGTAGGATTTCACGCTGCAAACCCATTTGGTATAGTCTTTTCCTTTTTGCATAGAGAGCGGTTTACCATTTTCATCCATTGGCCCCCATGACATAAATTCTTCGACATTTTCGATCTGAATATAATCAGGGTCGATAGCTTCGATGTAACGAAACAGATGTTCGGCTAGTGTCCGGCTATCTGCATCCCGTGGTTGACCGCCTTTAGCCTTCGAGAAGTTAGTACACTCCAACGATGCCCAGAGAACGACTGAAGCACTAGGATATTGAACCTTACTTTTCTTCAAGTGTTCCACCAGTGGAGAAAGTTCCAGTGTCCGAATGTCTTCTGTAAAGTGTAAAGCTTCCGGATGATTGGCTGCATGGCTGGCGATTGCGTTGGCATCGTGATTCACACAAGCGATTACTTTAGCGCATTGTTCACCATCTATTCGGGCAGATTCAACACCAGTACTTGTTCCTCCGGCTCCACAGAATAGATCGATATATAATAGGTTTATTTCACTCATTCCTTATTTGATTTGAATATTGAGCGTCCCCCAATACCGGGAAGACGCCCGATTATTATTTTCTAAAAAACATATCTCCGCTTATCGACCGTGCCGTATCATCATTTGTCAATCTGATATATCGGAAGAAGTTTTGCTCCGAATGGTGACCGGTTAGTTTCATGATTTCCAGAGTTTTCATGCGTCCCGTCAAATACATGTTCGTTGCTGCTGATCTACGTGCCGTATGGCTGCTTATCAATTCCCATTTCTCACAGGTGGCAGTTTTAAGTCCTCCACCTTTTGTGTAAGAAAAGGTGATTTTATCATTCAGACCTATTTCCCACATTATCAACTTCAAGTACTTATTGAAGTACTGGATGCAAAGCCCTGACGGTATCTGACCATTGTATTTCGCAAAGATTTCCTTCACATAGTCACTTCACGTCAACATTCGTTTTCTTGGTACGTTTTACAATGTATCCGTTTTGTAGGTTGGTTGTTTCAAAAAATCTTCGTATTCAGCTTCCATACGCTCAATCTCCGCCAGACATGCAGGCCACCCGAGGAAGCCGCCGATATTTTTATCATCAATATAGACGTGCGCGTATATCTTCTTTCCACCTTCACCGCCGTATTTGGTCAAGTTATCCGGATCGTGGTCGTTGATACGACTGAATGGAATCTGATGTTCAAGAAGCCAGTTGATAGCTTCCAAAAGTCTGTCCCCGGTACGGCAAGTCCATATTATAATCTTATGACCTTGCGAATAGAGTTTTCTCAGCGATTCTCCCGCATACGGTTGTTCTCCGTCAATAGCCGGGTATTTACCCCGGCTAATGGTTCCGTCAAAGTCTACAGCTATAATCATTGCCTGAATTCCGGTTCGTTATCTGATGCCGTATACGGATAAACATCCATAATAGCCGTCTCCGTTACCGCAGGAACCTGATAATCCGCCATTGTTTCCCTCATCGCTTCGTCCAGATTCTTCTTCGCACGGTCGAGGTCGGAAGCCTGAACCAGCACATAAGTGGAAGTACATTTCTCCGCCCCGCTCTTTTCATCAAGAGTGATGAAGACCAGTTTGCACTTGAACCAGCGATCATCCTGTTCGTCATTACTAGGGAACAATTCGCTGTAATTAGCACGTTTAATATCCGATACGGTGAATTCTCCCGATATGAAGGGGGTCATCTCTTCGATGATACGTGCTTCCGCTTCTGTAAAGCTAAGCGCGTCCACCAGATAGGGTTCAGTTACTTTTTTCTGCATTCCGTTATCCATCATCTTTTCGTAACGGATACGGCATTCAAACCATGTGTGCATTGCCATAATTGTAAGTTGTTTAATTGTTGATAAAATGTTATTTAAAATAGATTGAGATCAGTGTACGTCCGGAACGCTTGACAAAGATGACCATCTCTTCTTCATCCGTCACCAGTTCCACAGTTACATTCTCTTTTCCGAGCAGCTTTAAGTCTTCCTTTATACCCCATTCCAACATCTCAAAGTCGAATTTTGAACCGAAAGAGAAAAAACTATTAAATTCTTTCAGTGTGTAATCCGTGATGTCTTTGAGCCACCCCGGCATCCGTTCACGCCGGAGATTGCTCTTATAGATGAATTTCTTCATGATTTAGGGGCTTGATACTTCCAACCGTTCAGCCGAAAACATTCTTTCCGGGCTTCTTCGCGGGTAGAAAATTCCGCTACTTTGTTTCCAGTACTAATATTCCCGGACTTTTCCCATTGGTAAACCGCCCAACGGCTACCTTTGGGTTGATAGGTGTACTCAGGACGGCTGCTCATTTTCTTTCTTGGGTTCCACATAGAAGGTTTCATCTTGTACTATTGTCATCCCACACTTTGATAATTGTTCGGCCACTTCTTCTTTGTCACGGTCGGCAAGAAGGCGGTCTTTCGCCAGTTCTTCACTTACACGGATGTATTCGGGAAGAAATTCCTTCACCAAGTTAGTGACGGACGCCCAGGTAAAACCCTTGATGTTTTTAAGCTTAGGCGTTCCTGTACGGAAACCGAACGTACCATGAGCACTTTCATAACTTTTGCGCCTGGAAAACAATTCTTCACGATGTTCGGTAGCAAATGTCTGCATGATTTCAAAGTTCTTCTCTTTAATGTCCTGCTGTTCTGCCAGTGCATCCGCATATTTATCACGGATGCGGGTGATTTCCATATCCATTTTGCTTTGAATGTTCTGCACTTTGGCGTCAGCCGTTGCAAACTCACTGAAGGCGATTTCCGCCTGTTCCAATGTAATGCCGGAAATAACGACTTTCTTTACTCTTGTCTTTGCCATAATTCTTTTCTTTTAATGGTTCATACTATGATTAATACTTGATATTGAATTTCTCTGAACTTCCCGGTCCTGGAAGGTATTTACGGTCTTCGTCCGTCAGTTCCGAAGGGGCTTTCAACTTCGCAAGGCTGACTTTATCCCGTTCAATGCGTATTCCTGTACTGTTCAATTCTAAAATCAAATCATCCGTTTCCTTCGATTTCTCCGAAGTATCACGTTCTATCAGGATGTTGATGATTTCATCCATACGGGATTCGTCCCGGATGATGCGCTCCTTCAAGCGGGTGATCTCCTGAAGACGAAAGGACATGAGATCACCGGATTCTTTTTGCAGGCGTGCCATGATTACCGTCCTTCCTTATCTAATTCCATTGCCTATGTTTTTAAAATTTAGGACAACCGGACTTGCATCCAATTCGCTTTTACAATAATAGACCTTAGTACCTTTACGATATCCGGTAATGAGTCCTTTATCCGTCCAGGATTTCAAGGTAGTCTTACTACATCCGATATATTCGTACGCCTTCGTCTGAATAAGGAAATCACCCCGGTCGTAGCTTTCCGGCATCTTCTTATAAGCAGAACGTTGGCGACGTTCGAGCAATAAGTCATCCACCAGCCTTTCCAATTTCTCTATTCGCCGGAGCAATGACTCCGTAGAGACTTTAGGCTCCGGACTGGGGGCTGCAATTTTCTGATATTTCTCAATATCCGGAATCAATTCTGCCATTTCAATACGCCCTATGAGGTATTTGGCAGCGTCACGGGCGGCACAATAAACGGATTCATCACGTTCCGCATCCGCCACATCACGCACATACCGCTCAAACACCCATACTTCGCCACGACGATTTGCCAATACATCCGCCTGGATCAGACTTAACTTGTCCCCCTTCTTCCGAAGAATAGCAATCGCTTTACTTATTTCCTGACTTTTTCTCATGATTTCTTGTTTTTAGATTTATTATTTTCGTTGTAGGCAATAGCTTCCAGTTGCTTCTTGAAAGCTTTTAGCTCGGAAAGATACATCTCCGTCACGTTCTTGTGGGAAGCGCTCTTGCTGCGGGCAAACATGTTCAGTTTGGCCTTATTCATCTCAAATTCTTCCTCCGTGTCATTGCTATATCCCTTGTTCAGAAAGGAGATTCCAAAAGACAGTTTGAATATAGCCTTCACTTGCTTCAGTGATTCCGCCTGTTCCCGTTCTTTCTTTTTTATATCGGATTCATTCAGCCGCTCAAGCATCTGCCTTGCCTCATTGAAAGTCAGTTCCTTTGTACTATTGACACGTCCTTCCGTAAAGCGACTGATAAAATCATGACGATCTTCTTCATCAAATCCCTTGCTGCGGAATGTGGCGTGCAACGCTTTCAACTGTCCCGGACTGATAGGCTTACCCTTAGTCATTTTCATTGTTAATCACTTATTACTAAACATTTATCACTAGTCAGATTTCTTCTCCCCAATAAAGTCTGGACTTTTCCGACCAAATATCGAAATGCCCGCGCGGCCCGATGAAACGGCCTTTGGAAAATGCCCTGTATCCTTCTACATAGATTTTCAGTGACGCGTCGAACATCACGCTTTTTGCGCTACGTCCGGTTGGCAGACGCCCGGTGGCATGGCTGATAAAAATCAGCAGCTTGCCACGATGCTTTTCTTTGAACTCAATGTACTGCCGGTAAGTCATCTGCGTGTACTGAAAACTGTCTATCACCACAAAATCAGGCGCTTTCTGACGTTTGATACGCAGGCTTAACTGATCCAACGGCTCCGCGTCCAGAAGCAGGAAGCGTCGGTTTACTTCCTGCATTTGGAAACGCATAAGCGTATTCTGCATCGTAAGGCAGGCACCCTCTTCCAGACTATCATAAGCCACACGCCCGAACCGGCATAAATATTTGCAGAGCTGCATCACGAAAGAAGTTTTTCCGTTACCCGTGTTCCCCCAGATAAACCAGACACCACGACGTTCGGGAGTATTGAAAGCCTCGAACCAGTCACCTTCGAAAGGCAACGTATCAAATTTCATGTTCAGCACTTCCCGAACGCCTTTAGCGTTACGGGCAAACGTGCGGGCTTCATTTACCTTTCCGCTCATGCCTGTTTTCCTCCTTCCAACCGTCTGGCTTCAAGCATGCGCTTACAGGCATGCACCACCCGTTTTACCCGGCGGAGATCATATTCGCCCTGCATCGCTTCACGCATTACACGTTTTATTTCACCCGGGTCAGTCAGACCGTTCGCCTTGCAGATGGCATATATGTCCTGTTCCGTAGCCACGTTCACGTCAAAGAATTTACGACCGATACGGCTGTTTATCTCCTTATAGCCTTTCTTGTTATAACGCAAGCCGTTCTCCAGGCGACGTTTGATATAGTCGGTAGAAAGGAAGACAATGCCGCTTTTACCTTCCAGGCGGTTGTAGATGGAAATGAAGTAGTTGAAAACGGAATCCGTCAGTTTGTCTCCTTCATCAAAAATAAGGATCGGATTTTTCAGGAAAGCAATCATGCTGATAGAGTATTCCAAAATGTCACGCAGATTCGTTCCGTCTACCGGAGCTCCCACCTGCTTGGCTATTTCACGCACGAAATCGCTTTTCTTCATATCCTCCGAACAAAGGATATAAAACACATTGCGATGCGTACGACGATACTCTATGGCAGCCGTTGTCTTTCCACATCCGGCGTCACCGACTACCCAAGTGACGTTACGGTACATTTGGGCGTCGCTCATGGCGAAAGTGAGACGGGTAAAGGTATCGCTTTCGTGCAGCGTCCAGTTTTCAAGGCTATAGCCTATTTGCGTAGCGATACGGATAAACATGTCATCGCTGATATTGGTATACTTGCCATTGGTGATTTGCGAAACGGTGGCGGCACTCACACCGTTAAGACTCTCACTGGCACGGTTCTGGGAAGGATAGTTGCTGCAATATTCCGACAGAGCTTCGCGGATAGCGTCCTTCTCCTGTTTGGTAAGTTCTTTCATTGTCTGATTGGTATTTGATTGATTATTGAATACTGATTTAAAAGTCTTTGTACATATCCGCCCAAGTGAAACCGGACGTTTCTTTGGTAAATTCCCCGACAGACGCGACGCCTCTTTCTTCTTCATCATCCGGTTCGTAGGTTCCCGGTCCGGTGCCTGGCAGATAGTCTACCGGAGCTCTCAACTTGCCATCGGCATATTCTTCACGGTAATCGTCCATTGAATCTTTTGACACTCCTACCGGACGGGGAATAATCAGTCTGGTGTAGGCTTCGCTCATGCTCTCTTCCAACAACAGTTCTTCCGAAGCAATGTGATGGGCAACGCGGGCACGTTCGTTTTCCCGCAGTTGGGTAAACAGGAAGTTGTTATCTTTTTCATCCCGTTCGGCAGTGGCACGGTGAATCTTGACTTTCGGAGTAGCGTCGGTTTCGTAAACCAGTCCGGTAGCGGTAGTCCGCCATAGTTCGATGACCGTCATGTCTTTCGGATCGTAACGGTAACGGAAACTTTCGCCTACATTCTGCATGTGGAAGTTAAGGTCTACCTGTCCGCTTTCGTCATACACCTGGTAGCGATATTCTTTTTTATCTATTTCAAAGCAATAGCCGTCCTTTCCGTATTTCACACTAGTGGTGGAGAATATCTTGAAGAGGTCCGCCACTTCATAGTCTTCCAGTGGTTCCGCATTCGGACTGTTGAGGGAAGTATACATTTCCATGCGGGTCATTCCGGTTTCGGAAGTCGGATGATCCATGGTGTTCCACTCATTGCGGCAGGCTATATATTGTTCTTTCACCTCTTCCAGTGTCGGCAGACGTTCGATATTTACCATGATAAGGTCCACATTGACATGGCTGTTTTCCTTGACGGCCGTAACGTTCTGCCCTGTAAAGTTGTATAGCTTATGAAGTACCTGCTGCTGGAAGCGTCCGAAAGCGCTTTCAATACTTTTCGATTGTCCGTTGTGCGGCATGGTGGTCTTATGCAGGTGGCATATCTTCTTGAAGAATGTCTGGGCACCTTTAGTCTTATGTCCTCCCTGGTTATCCGTCACTATCTCGTATGGCTTGACTTTCCATGTTTCCAGAGCCATGCGGTAGGCGTCATATTGGGTCAGGAAGTTCTCCTGTCCGAATGAATACCCCAAAAACACTTCGGTACAGGCATCCATCACTTCGTATACGTCAATAGTACGGGCTACCATGCGTTTCTGTTTCTTGTCATAGTCCTTGTAGTAAAGATTAAGCTTGGTTCCGTCACCATACCAAAGCGTGTTCGGCATTTCCGGCAACTGGGTGTCAAATAACGGCATGAACTCGTTTTTGAAAGCCACTTCACCATAAACAGAAGCGTACCACCACAGTTTGACGGCGGTCTTATAGAGATAATTCGTCACGGTATTGGGTGATTCAATGCGTTTTAACCCCTTTTCCTCGGCTATCCGGTTATACTCCTCGAATATCTGCATATCAGTATATACAGGGAATTTACTACGTTTGAGTCTTAACAGAAGGCGTCCTTCCTTGGGACCGACCTTACGGGCTACCTGATTGCCTATATTCCCATTAATAAGGGCTACATAACTGCGTTTTTTGTAATCATTGTATTTTTCTATCAGGCGGGCCGCACTTTTCGGAAGAGTGTGTCCGTACCGTTCACGCAAGCTCTCGCAGAGAGCGATAATCGTATCGCGAACCAGCGGCTTATGTTGGTAGCCACTTTGGTTGTGTATACCTTTCAAGTCCATTTCCTTAGCCACCATGGCATTAAGGACCTTGACGTTCAGCATGTATTCCGTCTGCCGTTCGATCGTTATTTTCGGGGTATATGTCCGGAAGAAATTGGCGGCTTTTTCATCACCTTTCAATCGTTCATTCATGGGAACTATCTGTTTTTTGAGTTGTTTCTTGGCGTCAGGATATTTTGCGTCATAATTCGCACGTATGGTTTCAGGCATACTTTCGTATACAATCCGCACCTTACGCCCGTTGCCGCCTTTTTGCAAGAGAACAAACTTTTTCTCACGAACATGTTTTTTATAATTGGACTTACTCATAATCCCGCTTCCCACAAGTTCGTCATACGTAACACAAAGTGTTTTACCAAACATTTCCATAATCAGAAACCTTTATATTTTAAATTAGCGCAAGCGTCCGGCACCGACCCGAACCCGTAAGCCACCCGTGAAAGCTCTTATCTTGCATGTCAAAAAACACTATCCCTATTCCTCACGAACCAGAATAGTTTGCTACCTTTGTAGCTATCAACTTAAAATAAACTAACATGAATAACTTCTTAAAAAAACAGCAAGAAGAGTATAGTAAACTCACTTGTCCTATTTGTGGCTGTAAGCCCAAGTTAACTCCAAACGGTTCGGAATCTTGCGCTCATGAAGAATTAGAACGCTTAATGGATGAAGTAGATAATCGGTTGCTCAAAGAAGAACGAGAATCTGAACCACATCGTATTAAACCATTTGCCAAGAAAGGTTAGTAGTAATGAGTTTTCCCAACTCCAATTCCAAGAACAGAGAATGAGGTGAATTCTGTATCATCTGGGAACTTGTCGAATTCTTCTTGCAATATTTTGATAAGTTCCCATTTACTTCTAGGTCTCTCTAATTTAAAATCGAAAGCCTTTTTTTCTGTAATCTTACTTCTTTGAAGTTTTATCTTGCTGACATCGATACCTGATATTGCAACTGGACCACAGCCTGTTTTTACTTCAGTAGATGGTTCTGATAGTTCTTGAAGAATAGATAGAACCTCTTTTCGTATGATTTCAGATTGATCCTGTATTGGGCTAATCGAAGTACGGAGCTTTATTTCTCTAAGATCATCATGAAATAAAAACTTTTCGTTGTCTGATATAACTTTTATATTAGCATTTTCCATTGGCTGAATCTCCAAATTACCACCTGTTTTTTTGTATACAGACAGCATCTTTGGTAGCGCATCGGCATGGATCGTAAATTGATACTTCATCACTCAGCCCCCCTTTCTTCCTCTTCCAAAGCCCTTCCCAACAACATAGCTACCGAAAGAACCAGCAACACACCAGCCGTACAGGCATCCTTTATTGAAACGCCAAGCCCGTCAACCAAATTGAGAGCCACAATAAACGCAGCCGCAGCAGCCACATTCTGAATCCATCTAATTATTTTCATAACTTAATTTATTTAATAGTTACTTATCCAGTTTATCCAATGTATTAGCATGAACCGCTTCTTTAAGCGTCTTCGCATCTTTCAACACACCACCCATTTCCAAAGCAGCTTTCCGCAACATATTAGCAATATTGCTTTTCGTTTTAAACTTCAAAGCATCCCTGACAGTCACCTCGCTAACGCCAAATTTCTCTGCCAGTTCCCGCTTAGCTCCATAATCCATTAAAATCTTTGCCATATCCTATTATTGATTAATTAATTTCTTTTCGTATATTAGCACCCATCTTTCGCTTTGGAAAGATACTGCAAATATAAACAAGTTTATAATAACGGCAAAATAAAATATAAACTTTTAATCGTTTACACCTAAATAAGTTTAGTATGACTGTACATGATCGTGTGAAATTGGTGGTCAAATGGCTAATAGGCACAGGAGTTGCTAAAAATCAAGAGAGCATAGGAAGGCTGTTAGGATATTCTAATAAGTCTTCATTCTCACAAATACTTAATAATAAGGTACCACTACCCAATGACTTCATAGACAGATTATGTATATTAAATAGAAATATAAACAAAGTTTGGATTGAAGAAGAAATAGGGAATATGATAGCTGATATATCTACCCCAATTTCTCCAATTAACGAAAATATATTTGTACCATCTACTGTATCTAATCAATCCGATACCATTGCTCTACGCTTAATGGATAAGCTCGATGAAAAAGATAATATAATAAGCGAGAAAGAGGCCAAAATAGAAAAACTTCTAAAAGAAAACGGTCGTCTTGAAGAACGTATCCGCCAATTAGAATCTCAGGATAAGGAGTCTGAACAACACTCAAAAACAGATAATATCACCGAAGCTTTTACCTCAGAATCATCTGGCGACTATGGAGAAGACTCCTTACCCACGAAGCAGCCCACCACCTCAAAGAGATCATCGGTTGGGAAAACATAATCATTTTGTTATTAAAGCTCATTGCTTCATGAAAACAGAAGATGAAGTTATAGAGGTTAACTACACAATATTGCTATTATATATAAACTTAAAACAACAAAACATGGAAACAAGAGAAATTATTTACAGCTATGTCAATCTGATCACTTCTGGTAGCAGCTATAACTGCGACTCCCCATTAGCTCAAGAAGTTAAAAAGACCATAAAGGAGAATAAAGATTTAAGCGATGTAGATTTATAAAAAAAGATAGATGAAGAATTCGGTCCACTAATCGAATTAAATGCTAAGTATGCGCATATTGAAAAAATAAATAACATCAAGAGATGGACGATGTTTATTGGATTTGCTTTTATTATAGGATTTGTTGCTGCATTTATCGGGGCTATAATATTAACATCAAATGTTTTTAAGTAAACAAGCACATGCAAGGTAAATATTAGTATCATGGAATTAAAAGATTTTGTAAAAGAGACACTATTACAAATTACTCAAGGAATAAAGGAAGCTCAAGAAGCTACTGAAGAATATGGCAGTGTCATTAATCCCAGTTCATATAATTCAGGAGAGAACTATAATCATGCCACTATTAAAAACAAGAAATATCCTATACAGGATGTCGAATTTGAAGTTGCCCTCACTGCTTCTACAGAAGAAGGTAACAAATCAGGAATAGGTGTAGCATTTGGTGCTTTTGCTATTGGTGGAAATAAAAATTCAGGAGAAAAAAATGTTTCAGTAACTAATATCAAATTTACTATACCAGCAGTATTTCCAACTGTTGATAGCGAAAATAAGCCCGTATATCCTACAGTTTTGAAAAATCCTCGTCAGAATCGCATGTAATATACATGAATATATCATAAGCAATAAGCACGGTGCTTTCAACACAAGGTCGATGATTAGGATTGTTAAGGAGTCGATTTATAATTTTCTTTTTCAATCGTCTATCTCTCCACCTCTTTATTGAATTTAAAAATCTGCGATACATACTCATTTCTTTAAATAAATCTCCTGGCAGAATTACCAGGAGATTCTCTTATCCAACAATCATTTTACCAACACTCCTTGTACTTCGGAGCAACCAATCCATATCAAAAGCTTGTGGCGTAAACAAGACTCGAACTTGTGACCTCATGGGTATGAACCATGTGAGCTACCAACTGCTCCATTACGCAATATAAAGCAAGCGCACACGCTTTTATGCGCTAAATATACATCTAACTGCGAAATACATCACTACAAATCAAGCACTTACAATAGATTTGCATTTGAATATCCTTTGAAATATAGCGTAATATCCCCCTGTGAATCCGTATTAAAACAGCAAAAAACACATAAATGCAAGAAACATCACTATAAAAATCGACTCTTTTAAGCATATAAAAAGTATCCCCAACTTTCTAATATATAAAATATACGGACAAATAAGTATCCCCAACTCGGTATCCCCAACAGTATCCCCAACTCCATTTTTAACAATTCAGAGAAAGCTATAATTTCCCATTGAAACACATTATTTACGGCTTCTGAATTCTCGTTCAAACAGTTTCTCAAATACTCATAAAATAAGAAGCTATTCCAGTTACTATTTACTGAAATAGGCTATATATAAGGATTCTCACCCTTTAGATGGTGGTTTATGGCCTAATTACATCGGTCGATTAACCTAAAGTTAACCTCTTGTTGTATTTTAGCCGTTTGAATGGTAGTGTAATGTAAGCTAAATGTTACTTGTTGTAACGCATCGTTTTGTTTTTGTCATTCCATAAATTCAGCCCCAAGTTCCCTATTCATCGGCAATACGATAAGTTTTTGCGGCCGTCGTAGTTTACACATATCGTTCTGTGCCCCCTACGTAGAATCTTCACTTTACTGAAAAGGATTTTTCTTTTTCATTTCTCATATTCTCATAACATACACAATAATCAGCTGTGAATCAAACAGATAACACCATGAGAAATAAAATACAAAAGGGCATTTCTCATAGCTTTTCCGTGATTTAGTCCGTAAAATCGAGCAT